AGTTTTTGGATCCAAGCCGGTAAAATAGCTAATCCCGACACCAATAATAGTTGGCAACAACTTATCCAAGAAGCCAGCTTCAGGGAGACCAGTTTCTGGGTTAATAGTAAGGGAGCCGCCGTGGTTCTCGGCCAACGCCTGTAGTCCCTGCACTTCACGTGGGGACATGTGGATAAGCATCGAGTCAGGGCCGCGACCCTTGGATGCCATGTGGTCGGCTAGTACAGCAAGGCTCATAGTTGCCTCTCAAAATGGGGGTTGTTTGATAATATCATTTTTAATTCGTTTTAGCCAACTTTCCAGTCGACTCCATCAGAGTACACCGGCACTTTAACCGCACCTGCGCCAACAACCGTTGCGCCAAATGTTGGGCCTAAAGCATCGGTGACAAAAGACCTTGCACCAACGCCAGATGTAACAGCGCTTGGTAACGTTGCTACTGTGTAATTTGTAGTTGCGGGGATAACACTAGACACAACCAACTGAGACAGCAAGTTATCTAGCCGATTAAAGTACAGACGAAAGATGTTATTGAGCTGGTCAATGTATATTGGATTGTATTCTCTTGGCGCTAAAGGCAGGTTAGGAGCCGCAATCTTGCTAAGCTCCGTTTCAGATGTAATGATGTAGCTCATCGTCTGCCGTCCGGTCTAATGTCAATACGGGTAGCACCCAACTGCCACTGCACGCCAAGCTGGTTAGAGCCGACTTTTAGAATCATTTGACGCCCACGCACTCGGGTAAACACCTGACCTGTAAAACCTTCAGTGATTGTGTACGAAGCGCCTGTCAGCTTGTTTACGCCCGCCGCCACAGGTGTGCCTGTGCCCGAGCCTGAGTTCACCATAGGGTACAACGTGTAAGTAACAGCAGGGGTAGGCGATGCGTCAGACCCTGAGAAAGTCAAGTCCGGCAACATACGCCAGATAAAACCAAAGTTGTGGCCATCACCAATATCAAACTCAGACGAACTAATATAAGCATCAATTGGAAGAGGCGTGCCAGTCTCATTGTTATCGTTACCGGATTCTTGATTGACAACGTTGCCCGTCGTAGCCGTTAACGGATTAGCGGCAATAGGGAAATCCCTTAGACCAGAGTCAAGCCATGCCGTTCGTGCCATCGTGCCGTAGTACCAAGTGTTTTCTGCGTAGTTATATATAACGTACCGATTAATATTTGTACTGTTAGCAGAGCAATAGAACCACCAGATTTCGTTAAAACCTTCGTTGGTTCCCGCAAAACACTGCTGGTTCTGGGTTAAGTTGATGTCTTGGTAAACATATTTACGTAAGTCACAGTTCAACGTCTGCACACGACCGTCGTACATATAAAACTTGTCTGTACCCATCCAATAAACTATGCCTGAGCCTTGGGTAATAGCGTTTTGACCGATGATGGAAATGTTGTCACCAAGCAACTGCGTGCCCCATACAAACGGAGGGCCAAGGTACTGCAAAGAATAAAGTGCGGAGTCAGTAAATACAACAATCTCTTGACGGGTCTGGATAGCAGTAATAATTTCTGAACCGTGCGATATGGTTACACTGCCCGCCTGATTAGTAGCAGATGGGTTCCAATCGACTACGGATTCTTGATCTGACCAACGGATAAGCATTGGATTCTGAGCAGTTGAACCATAATCATTGCAACCGAACGCAAACACAAAGCGGCTTATATCGGCTACGTACAAGAAGTTTTGAATGATCGGGACTGCATTTGCCCCAGCCAAAGACGTAACAGGGACGGCATTAGGCATGATGTAGTGGTCACCAGACTGCGTTCCTGTTGTGTTAATAGCTGCACCACCGGGGGTCAACGATAAATTAAATGTTGTACCGCCAGTGCCTTTAACATAATACGTAGTACCAACAGATAGACCGGTTGGCAAAGCAGAAGGGTAGCCTGCATTGGTCAAAATTACCGCGCTGTTATCTAGCAGGCTAATAGATGAAGTCACTACCGCAGGGCTGGCAATTGTTACTGTAAACAACGCAGGTGTTAACCCAAAAGACGCATCCCAGTAATAAATGGGGCCACCGCGAAAACCAAGAATTAAATCTTCACCAAAATTACTTTGACTCCATAAACGCAAAGCTGACGTAGATGTGCCGCCATTACCCCATGATCCAGCGCCCCAAGCGCCAGCGCCCCAGCCAGTTAGTGGAACTTCAAAAGGCAAGCCAACGTTAATTTGATACACGGCGCTAACAGTTGTACCACCCCCAGCCGCTACTGTAGATGTGGCAGCAGAGCTCGCAGTTATTGTGTATGTGTTGGCGTCTACGTAAGTAAGTTGGTATTGATTATTTAAATCAAGGCCACCTACAGGAGCTACGTTACTAAAAGTTACAAAGTCTCCATTGACTGCGCCATGGGCTGTATCCGTTACCGTTACGGTTGTACTGAGGTTAGTTGTGGCAAATGGGTTGCTTAGAATGTCCGCTGCTCGGATCGGTGTAATGTCGTTGTACACGCCACCGTTTTCAATGTAGAACTTAAGATTTGTGCCAACCCCAAGCAGGTTTAAGTTTTGTAACGTAATCCAGTTCCACAGTGATCGGCAAGTACCTAAAAAGCTAGACACAGAGATACGCGCCCAACCACCTATCTTTTCAGGCGTGCCTTGGCGAAACCGTACCTTGTCGGCTTCATACCATCCACCTTCGTTGGTATACCGAGTGTTCTCTCGGTTAATGCCCGGTTTAAATAGAACTTTTTGTAATGGCATCGGTCAATCCAGTAGGGCGCACTCGGCGGTGCGCCGTTTAAGCAAGCCCGGCAATACCTTGCCGCCACCTTTAGTCCAGAGCATCAGTTGTTCTTTTGCGCCTTCCCAATCATTGGCGTTGATTTTCCTCTTTAATGTGCTTGTTTGCAAGCGCCCCGTGCCTAAATTGTAGGCAAAGTCCACGATGGCGTTGCACTTGCGAACATCTGTAATCAAGCCGGGGCAGTTACGCAACACACCGGGCAGGTACGTATGTTCAAGCTCAATCATCAAAAGCGCCCTAGCCGTGGGTTCATCCATCGGCGGGTCTTCCAAAGTTACTTTGCGCTTATCTGCGTAGTAGGTAGAACCGTAGCCAATCGTGGCTACGTTGGCAGGGCAAAGATACGGCTTGGAGCGAAAGCCCTCAAACCGTCTGCACATCTCTGCGGCTAGTTCTAAGTTCATAGCCCGCGCTGCTTCAGAGTTCTATCAAGGAACCAATAATTAATTGTTCCAGCCAAGAGTGCCGAGAAGTCAGGTGACATCATCATCTTGAAGACTTCCATAGGGGCAGCGCCTGCAAGCCATGAGTTCCAACCAAACCACAGATGCACAAAAGACCAGACCAAAAGAATCCAGTATGTAACAACAGGGCGAACCGACGCAGACAAACTAGCGGCCCAACCACCAGCGGCTTTGACCATTGTGGCTTGTTGCTCTATTGCAGAGTTAAAAGCATCCATGACACCAACATCCACCGCAGCTTCACGCTGTGCGCCAATCTCAGCCAGCTTCATCTGACCTCTAATTTGCTCCAGTTCACACTGGCGGGAGAACATTGCCATTTCGTGCATGCGCTCGTTCTTCTTATCAAAAAACTTGAGCACCTCTGGGGCTAAACGAAAAATACCACCTAGCGCCCCGCCCAATATGCCACCAAATACTTCAAACATAGTCAGTCCTTACAAGATTTAGATTTTTCATCATTCTGCATGAGTTTGATACCAGACAGGAACCCAATCATGCCGCCGATAAGAGTAGAAAAAGCGGGTGAAATCATCTTGAAAATTTCTGCGTTGTCCACTTCCTTGGCCCACAGACCCAACATAAAGCTGATTACCATTGCCAATACGGAGATACATAGGGTTGTGCTTACCATGAGCGTAACGTACAGCGTCAGCTTGTCCCTTGTGTCCGGTGATGTCTTCTTGACCGGTCTGGGTATCGGTTTTCTGGTCATACAAGTTTGTCAATCTCGCGTTTAAGGTTTGTGATGTCAATGTTTAGCGTTATCTGCCGCATCCTGTATTCATAAATCTCATACTCATACTGGTGAAACTTCTTCACCTGTTGCGCTATTTGTGTGTTTAAAGCACGTTCAGCGTCAAGCCTTTCCACCCGTTTTGCAAACGCTTCTGTCTGCACATTGGTTTGGGGCTGGACAATCGGATACCACTTGTCGTAGCTGATCTTCATTTCTTCTCTCGCTCAAGCGCATCTTTGTATCCATGAATGACTTTAGTTCTGAGTTCTGCCGAATCCGCCGCGCCAGCCCACTCTGACAAGTTGTTCCACATCACCACATAATCTTGAGATCGACAGTGCTGTGCATTGTTTGTCAGCCACATAGACATCTGTTGATGGCGCTCGGAGGGGTTGTGGATTGTCCAAGCAATTGACCAAAACTCGCGCACATGACAGCCGTTCTTGGCTACGGCTCCAACTAGCCCCAACAGCAGTAACAGGATGAGCCAGCGCATTTATCACACCATACTCCATGCAATGATGTACGTGCCATAGATGACGAAGGCCACTATACAGGCCGCCGCAATGAATGCTTCAGCCCAGTCCCACATGATTAAATTGTGGGCGCAACCCAGTTAGGGTCATGCGGCCAGTCGTTGAATGTGCGAGGGTCACCAGTGATTGTGGCTGGCAAGTTGCGTAATTCGGTTCTGTATGTAGCCCACGCAGTCTTATCTGCGGTGCTATCGGCAATCTGCGTCCAGTCACAAGCGGCAAGCAAGGTATTACGTGTGCCACGAATCTGCGCCATTGCACTGTCTTTGGCAGACTGAACTTCTTCTGCGGTCAGGTCAGCTACGGCAACCGTGTACACCCAGCCGTTTTCCAGCACGGGTGTAGAGGGCACAAGCTTCTGGGTCAGGCGGTTGTGGTCGCGATGCAGATTGACTCTGACAAAGCCTTGAGCTACTAACTGCTCGTCTGTGACTGAATCAGTCTTCCCAAAATACTTGCGGAAATCGATGATCTCACCGATGTTTCCGTTTTCTACTTTTGCAATAAACATGAATGCTCCTTATGTTGGGCCAGTATTAAAGAACGCCGCAGTTGGCGGGGTGAAGTTTGCTGTGTATCGGGCATAGCCTGTGGTTATACGTATGTCATCCATGTAGCCGTTGAAATCTGCCGCAGCAAAAGAATGATGACCAATAAATCCTGCGCCTTGTAGATATGTTGTTGTATCAGACCATGTGCCTACCGAAGTTCCATTGATATACAAAGTCCCTGTAGTTGATGACCTTACATACGCAACATGATACCAAGTTGAATTAGCTATTGCCGTCCCAGAAGTAGGCCCAATTCTGTAGGAAGTATTTACGTAAATAAATAATTGGTTTGATGAGTTAACACCAAGCATAAAATAACTACCATTGGTGCTTAGAGGTCTTTGGTCAATTACTCCAGCATCTGAACCCGGTGCTGAATTTGAATACATCCAAAGTTCAACAGTAAAATTTCCCGTGCCATAATTTAAACTAGGCAGGCTTGGAATAGTTAACCAATCACCAGTCCCATCAAACGCCAAAGACCCTGTTCCATACTTCTTAACACTTGTAGAAATCTGTGCGTTACCCACAGTTTCTAAGTCGTTCATCATGGCGTTGTCAAAGATTGCGCCATTGGTCATCTTGGCAAGCAATACTGTATTTGTGATTGCGGTTAGTGGTGCAGTTGGAGGCGTAAATGCGCCCGTGTAAACAGCAGTACCTTTGACAATCCGAACATCAGAAATGTATCCACCTGGAAACTCAAGAAAAGGAGAACCATATCTGGCGGCAATTGTTGATGTAGTTGAGGCTATTAAATAATTAGTGCTGTCTGTTCCACTCCCAACCGAAACACCATTTTGATAAATTGTTCCTGTTGTTCCACTTCTTACATAAGCAACGTGATACCAAGTATTTAATTTCCATGTAGCACTACTAGAACTAATACTTGGGCCACTTGCTGCATTTTGAGTCCAATCAAGAACTCCTGATGTATTATTTCCCCAGATAAATGCTGGTGCAGTTACGTTTAAACTATCTCTGAAATCAAAAAGAAAATTGGTTGTTGGTGTTGCGTTAAGGTATATCCAGCATTCAACTGTAAAGTCTCCAGTTCCAAATGCAATTGAACTGCCTGATGTCCAAGTCAAATAATCACCACTACCATCAAAGTACCCTGACCCACCAATAACGCTTGTGGAGTAGGCGGTAGCAGTACCAAATGGGTTGAATCGTTGTACGCTTGGTGTGCCGTTTAATGTAATGACATAGTTGTTTGTGCTGTTATCAACAAATCGGTTACTTTGGCAAGTTAAAAGCGTTGTGCCTGATACTGCTGTCAATGGTGTTGTGCTTGGCGTAAATGTGCCACTATACAAAGCACTTGTAACCTCACGCAAGTTTGAAATATACCCTGTATATGTGTTTGAACCATTTGTGCCTTGGGCAATTCTTCTGCTAGTTGAATTAAGATTATTTGAGTAACTTGCTGATGAGCCAGAAGCAACACCATTGATGTAAATCTGACAAGTTCCTGATGTTCTGACAACTGCAAAATGAGTCCAAGTGTTTGCCGTAAAAGCACTAGCCGCACTTGAAACTTTTAATCCATTTCCATAAATTTCAATTGTTTGACCATATTGAAAAATACCAAGTCCTGTATCTGTATTTACACTAGAACGCCCATCATACAATGCGTAATATGTTGCCGATGTGTCTGACGTATTAAACCAAAATTCAACTGTTAGATTGCTTGTTCCCAATCCAGTTGCAGTTGCTAGAGATAAATAACTTGAACCATTAAAATAATTAGACCAATTAGACCCATAAGGCGAGAAAGAACCTTGGGTTGTATTGCCGTTTCGGGTAATGGTGAAGTTGTTTGTACTGCTGTCTAAAAACGTATTGTTCTGTGCGCCGTTCGTCCCGTCGCCATGCAATAGCATAGTGACGTAGTTAAATTGTGCGTCTGGGGCTGGACTTCCCGCAATAGGCCATTGGTTTAATTTTCTCCAGTAAGCCTGTTGGTCAAGCGTCCAGATACCCGAAGCCGTACTTGTCTCGTATGGGCCGCTAGGTACGACTGGGGTCTTGGAAATTATTCCGCCGGGGTACTGTTTAGACATTAGTCACCTCAACCCATGAAGTTGTTGGCTCATCCCATGTGTAACGCTTATCGTCTGTTGGCATTGGTGTAGGAGCATTCCACAAGCAAGTTGTTTCGTTTAAACCCCATGATGCGTATGGCTTGGGGGGGATAAACGCATCGCGGCCTGCGTCGTATGTGTAGCTAATACCAGCATAGTTCTTGCGTAATGGTGTACCGCCATTTGTATGAACGCCACCATAGGTGTTGTAGCTGGTGCGTTTGCAAGTCTGACCACGGAACTCGCCGTACCACTGCTCCCAATCAATACCGTCTTCACCCTCGTTTTTGCCAACGATGACTTCAGTCACAACATTGTTTGAATCTAAAAATGCGTAATGTGCCATGTTTATTCCTTAGACAGTAACTGTTCCTGTGCCAGCGGTAAATGTATAGATGGTGTTCCCACCAGATGTTGTTTTGGTGTAAGTCAAACCGCCACCGATTGATGTAAAGTCAGCGCTTGTTGATGGGTAAGAAATAACAACAATACCAGAACCACCAGCGCCCATATTTCCACCATAAGTTCCGCCACCACCACCGCCCGTGTTGGCAGTTCCAGAAGTTGCTGTTGACGATACATTGCCCGCACCGCCACCACCAGCCCCGCCAGAACCGGCAACTCGCCCACCTCCTGATTGTGTGCCACCTCCACCACCACCGCTATAAGTTACAGATGAGCCAGTAATGGATGATGCTGACCCAGCACCGCCATTTCCACCGCCGGTGCTTGGGCCTGCGTTACCACCAACTGCACCAGCACCGCCACCGCCGCCACCAGCGGCATAAGTTGCACCATCAGTAGACCAAGTTCCACCGTCGTTACCTTGGCCCACAGTCCCAGTACCGGGAGAGCCATTAGTGCCGCCAGCGCCAGAACCTCCATTGCGAACCGCCCCGCCCGTGGCCCCTGCTCCGCCGCCAGTAGAAGTAATAGAACTAAAAACAGAATTACTTCCAGCGTTCCCATCAATTCCAGAGCCACCAGCAACGGCTGTTCCGCCTGCGCCAACTGTGACTGTAAATGATGCACCAATGCTAAAACCAGATGCTGTTCTATAACCGCCAGCACCACCACCTCCAGCATAACCGCCGCCAGAACCACCGCCAGCAACCACAAGGTAGTCAACTGATGTTGGAGCAATTGGAAGACCCGTCCAAGTACCAGCCGCAATAGCTTGCATCTGCTGTCTTAGTGTCCATGATCCTGAATAATTAGGCATTCTTTATCCTTAGACAGTGACAGTGCCCGTACCGGCTGTAAATGTATATATGGTGTTTCCACCAGACGTTGTTTTAGCGTAGGTCAACCCACCACCAATAGATGTTAAGTCAGGATACGTTGAAGGATAAGAAAGAACTACAACGCCTGAACCGCCTGCACCGCCGGGAGATGCAGCGCCACCATTGCTACCACCGCCACCGCCACCGCCACCGCCTGTATTAACAGTTCCAGCAACACCGGCAATACCAGTAGTTCTACCAGCACCACCACCGCCCGCACCACCTGCACCTGCTGGCGTATTGTCATCTGTTGCGCCACCACCACCACCAGCGTATGTAACAGATGATCCAGTAATGCTTGATGCTGTTCCAGCACCTCCAGCACCACCTGATGAATTACTGCCACCACCACCAACGGCACTCGCACCACCACCACCACCACCACCATTGCCATTGCCAGTACCACCATTGTTACCTTGAGAGGGGCTTGTGCTTGGTGTATTACCTGCTCCGCCCGTGCCGCTAGTATATCCACCTCGACCGCCTCCAGAACCTCCAGAATTACCCGAAGCTTGTTGAGTGCCTCCGTTACCACCACCAAAACCACCACCACTAGATGTTATTGATGAAAATATTGAATCAGAACCATTACTACCATTAGCACTAGTAGAACCCGCACTACCTCCACCGCCAACGGTTACTGTAAATGAACTAGGAGGAGTAAAAGATGTTCCAGTTCTAAAGCCACCAGCACCACCACCAGCACCATCCCATCCGCCACCTCCACCACCACCAGCAACTACAAGGTAATCAACCGTAAGAGGAGGTATAGGAGTTGCACTGTTACTTGCCGCACTAGACGAGCCTGTACCATAAGCATTGGTAGCCACAACAGTGAATGTGTAAGCCGTTCCATTAGACAGGCCACTGACTGTAATTGGAGAAGATGTACCTGTACCTGTGATGCCACCGGGGGAAGAAGTAGCTGTGTATCCAGTGATGGCTCCACCGCCTATATTAGCGGGGGCAGTAAAAGCTACAGAAACAGAACTAGTACCCGCCGTAGCCGTACCAATAGTAGGCGCGTTAGGTACTTTCAACCCATTATAGGAAGCGGTAAGAAACCCGCCTTGGTAGCGACTGGACATCTTCTACCCCGATCAAGAAATTACTTCGTAGCTGATGCTGTATGTGATACCGCTGGCTGTGCCTGAAGTCACAATAATTGATGTGCCTTCCATCAAATAGATGGCGGTTGTTTTGTCTGCCACAATCAATGAAGCATCAGCAGGGACGGACACTGTAGACACGATTGGGAAAGCTGTACCGCTACTAGGAGCAGAGCCTTGAGCTACAGCACCATTGGTATAGATAGCCACTGTGGTGTCTACAGCCGATGAGCCGTTTACATTAGCCGCAACAATCTGGTTGATCTTAAAGACCTGACCGCTAGAAGCGGCGTTAGGAACCAAAACCACTGCGGTTGTTGCGCTAGGTGTGAGGTATGTAGTTGTGCCTGACGCTGTGGTCGCGGCGAAAAGATTTGGATTTGCCATGATAGTTCCTTAAAAGCCAAAGACCATTGCGATAGCCGTTGCTCTCGCTTGAGATACACCAGATGCTGCTGGTGCTTGAAAAGTTGGTAACGCTCCTGCGCCATTACTTGTCAAAACGTGTGTGGCTGTGCCGGGGCCAGCCGCAGCTTGAAAGTTACCTGTAGCTGTAGTTCCTGCAAACACCACACTGTACGCAGTGGTTGTAGAAAGACCTGTACCGCCTTGGTCAACACCAAGAGTTCCAGTAGACACCAAGTTCTTACTGCCGTTTGTAAATACAGGCTTGCTGGCTGTCAGCGAATTATCAATAAAGTCATTGGCTGTTAGCGTTGTACCATCAAAGGTCAAGTTAGCAGAGCCAGCAAATGACCCAGAACTGTTGTACTGAACTTGAGTTGTAGAACCACCAGCCGATCCGCCGCCTACGTTTACAAAGTTGACACCATCCCAAGCAATTATTGCCCGAGTCCCAGCCAATACAGTAACGCCTGTACCGGTTGCCGCTTTAACAGTAATTGACTGTGTGCTAGACGTTTTGTTAATGACAACGTAGGTCTTAGACTGGGCCGGAACCGTGATGGTTCGTGTAGCTGTACCACCCGCTGTCCATAGAAGAACTGCATACTGAGAGCTATTAGCCGTCAGACCTGTACTTGCGTATGTACCCGTCGTAAGGGTCAATGTAATGTCGGCATCAGCGGAGATTGTCTGCGTACCAGCAACGGCAACGTCCACAATCTGCGAGATGGCGTTGTTAACTGTGTCGCCCCACTGCCCGGACAATGTGCCCGTGGCTGGTAGCGTGAGGCCGATTAGTGCCGTATTTGCCATTTAATGCTCCTACTGTGTAGAAATTACTGTCCAACCGGGTGATTCTGTATTGTTAACAGCCGTCCAACCCGGTGTTTGTGGATTGCTGATATTTTGCCAGTTTGCGACCTCTGTGTCATCAATAATTTCCCACAAATATCGCCCACCGTTTATTTCCGTTATAGCCATCGTTTCCGTCCGGCTCAGTTGGTAGTTTGCACCACCACCATTTATATCCGTGATCGCCGCAGACTCAGTTAAAAACTCTTGGTAATACGTACCTACAGTCGTCCCTTCTGCAATACCCATCGACTCGTTGATGGTCATAATCAGCACAGCCACCTGTGCTTCTGCTATTGCAATCGACTCCGATATATTACCTAAGAATGTAGCAACCGCTGTCTGTACATCTACAATCCCAACTGAATCCGACACACTCTCGTTATAACTTGTCTGTGCGGCGTTTACATCTGTAATAGCCTGCGACTCTGCCACACTAGCGTTGTAGCTGGTTATTGCCGCATTTGTCTCAACAATAGCCATTGTCTCAGTTACAGAACCCACAAACTGCCCATTAGCGGCCTGATCCTCTGCAATAGCCGCAGATTCAGATACCGCCACATTCATCGTCAGAACTACAGTCTGAATATCCTGAATGCCCGCCGTACCACCCCACGAATCAGAACCCCAAGCGTCTTGACCCCAAGACGTACCACCAGTCAACGACTCCGTAATACTTACATCAATCAATAACCCAGCAGCTTGGGACTCGGCTAATGCGGTAGTTTCAGTAACGCTGACGGGGAAAGTCTCTCCCCCGCCCCATGCGTTATCACCCCATGCGCCATCACCCCAAGCTAACGCCATATCAAGTCAATGTTAATGTGTACGTTACCGCAATCGTGTCACCGTTAACAACAGCCTTAGAACTAGAGAAATCACCCGCAGAGAACAATGTGCCAGTGGTTGAATCTTTAGTTGCACTACCGCCAATGTTAATAAAGCAACCTGCTACAGTACCTGTGCTGGTCATAGAGAATGACACGGCAGAAGACGTAGCCTTGCTAGAAGCAGCGGCGGCGGAAAATGAAGGTGTAGGACGGTTGCCAGAATAAGCGGGAGCGTTAGTGCCGCCTACTTCCAACCAGCTTGCATGGGAAGCCTGTGTATCAGCGACTACAGCAGTGCCTGTACCCTTTAAGCCCATCACAACTGCGCCAGCGGCTGAGTTGCCAAGGATGGTATCCAAAGTCAAATTCTTACCAACAGTTGTTACCAAGTTCTCAATAGGCGCTTCCCATTTAACCTGACCGTCAGAGCCGTAACAAACAGCATGGTATGTACCATTGATAGCCATCTCATCAGAAGGCGTGGTGTTGTATTTAGTAACTGCGGCTACTTGGTCGGTAGCGGTGATTTTGTCCAAGCTCATGTGAGGCTCCTTAATTAGAACTACGAATTAACGAAGTGGTTGGGCCATTTACTGGCATTGTGATAGTGAAGGTTGTCGTTGACGTTTTATCAGACCCAAAGTCCAGCACAGCGATAGACTTGCTACCCTGCGTAAAGTTATAGATCAAAGCGCATCTAGCTGTTAACGCGGCAGTCCACGACACATTAGGAAAGCCTACATAGGCTGTATATCCAGAGGACGATACCGTGATGGGTGTCAGAATAGAGCCGCCCGCTGTATATCCAGCAGCAACAACTTGCCCCGGAGTACCTACGGAATACACAGTTGTGTTTTCATTCAAGTCGGCAGAAGCTGTATACAGGGCAATCTTGATAACGTCGGTTGTCAGATCGTGTATGCCTTGATAAAGCTCTGCTTTAAACGAGGTGGTCTGGGTTTGGACAATAGCCATCAGGTCACCGCCTGTCTATATTGACCAGAACGATAAGCATCCTGACGCTCCATACCATCGCCCAGACGTTTAGCTAATGCAAGCGCTTCTTGATACTTGCCGTTGTAGAGCGCCATCATGTCCTGCTCACCCTTCATGTAAGTGTAAGCTTCCACCAAAGCGCCATACAAAAGCACAGAGTCAAAGTTATCACCAAGCCAAGTTGTACCCGCAGTCACGATGGACTCGGGGTAGAAATAGTAGTGCAACTCAACGTTGTAATTTGCGTTAGGCGTAGGGCCAAGGATGAACGATAACTCTGCCGCATTTGTAGACTGTGGGCCAAACAAGGCGTAGTACCTTGGAGTGTCGGTATCTGTCGGCAACGGATACGCTTGACGGATAAAGTTAACGTCTTTGTTCAATAAGTATTCGTACGTGCCATCTGCCTTAATAACTGCCATTGAGTACACAGCTAAAAAATCAGTGGGGCAAGCAAGATACTTGTTGTTCGTAGACATAACACCCGTCACGTTCTTACGAATAGACGGGAATTGAACCGTGTTATAAATACGCTGCTCAGCCTGCTGAACGAACACGGGTATCTCAGCGACAAAATTCGCTTCGGTATTCTCCGTGTACGCTTGAATATTAGCGCTGAGTGCGGCGTAATTCATGCCATCGGGCCTCGTGCCATCAGACCTTTAGTTGCAGCGCCTGTACCGCGAACTTTGATGCCTGAAGTTTTAGTTTCATTCTGGCCGTTGTTGTAGTTACCAACACTCATTTTCATGGTGCTAAGACTACTGATGCTGGAGTCCTTGCCGGGGTTAGTCGACATCTTTAATTCTTTACCGGTCATTGTGTGCGGTACAGCATAAGTAGCGGCGTCGCCAACTTCTTTACCCATAACTTTTTTGCTAAATTTGGCCATGTTATTTCCCCTGATTTGCGGCGCGAGACAAGTTACGTCCTAAACGCATGCGGTCATCGGTTGTAGGGCCACCCTTTTTAAGCTTTGTGGGCTTCTTGCCGGGGTGCATGTTTCTCTCGTGCTTACCGACAGCAGACTTAATCATCTTCTTGTCTTGAGCTAAATCTTTCTTGTCCATACTAGACTCCTTTAAGTAACTGTTACCGTAACTGTACCAACAAATGCCGTTGCCACCAAGTAGTTTGGTGTTAACTCTGTATCAAAATTACTGGCCCCGCCTACAGGTGCCCAGCCCCACTGAATATCCCGAGAACCACCTGTTGGGTTACCATTAGTATTTATGCCCGCTGCAATGTAAGTTGAATCATTACGAGGATTACGCACAGCTTGTGGGTCATCCACTGGGTACATACCTAACTGCAACTGCGGCTGATCGGGATCCCAGCACTCAGGGCAAACCAACAAGTCGTAATTCTTTGTCTTGATGATCTCTTTACGAAGCAATTTTAATTTGTATTGCTGGCCACAGCGATCGCACATGGCGATACTGTTCTTGCCAGAAGCAAACCTATTGCCCATTAAGTGCCACCACCAATAAACTGTTGTCTAGGTACAAAGCGAATAGCCGCCTTTTCGCGGTCTTCGGTTGCAGCCAATTCCCAAGCATCGTCATACTGCTGTTTTAGTACCGGCAAACGCTCAGCGCCACCAGCAATCTTCAACGCCAGATAGTACGCAAGGCCAGCGGCCAAGCAAGGGATAAATCTAAACGGCACGTCCATCACGTTTACACCACCACCCGCGTCCTGCGTGCGGCGTAAGCGCCAATAGACAAATGTGTACTGCTGTGACCCATCAGGAGTTGGCCAAACCGTAATAGCTGGAACCTGTGCCCAGTACACGGCAGCGGCAGCGGTATGGCCCACAGCGATTGTATCTTGTTGACCACGGGAGCAGTTAAACAGTGTGCCGGATTTGGCGTTTGTGTTCTGCGTGATGTAGCCGTAGTTGATGATCTCATCATCAATCTTAATGAAACC